ACAGAATGCCTGGACGATGTGCGCGACGCAAACCTTTGTGACCTTCTTCGAATCCGTCAACAAGTGACTTCGCTTGTTCGCGTGTCAGATTGCCTGGGAACTCGATGATGCCAGAAGTATGTGAACCCTGACCGAAGAACCTTGCAGCGAACTCTTCCAACGCTTTTGACAAACCGAGGTTCTCTTTGACAAGTTCAATTCGTGAACGGCCACGCAAGTCGCCAGGTAAACGCAACTCGGACAGATGGATCATGTCTTCATGCTCAATCACGTCACGGTTGTCAAAGACGTAGATGAGGCGTCGTGACTCGTCGCGCTTCACTTCAACTTTCAAAGGATTCAACACCGTCAAACCTGCGACACCTTGATTGTCGCGAAGGATGCGTGTGAACGAGTTACCGTTCAACAACATCGAGACAAGTACCTGCTGGAAATGATCGGTGCGTGACACACCAACTTCAGGCATGTCAAGCCAATCTGGTCGTGGTCGGAATGGTCGGCGATCACCGTCAACACGAATGTATGTGTCCACTGGCAGAGTTGAGATAGAGTCCGCGATTAGTCGGACACACGCATACACGGTTCCGATCTTGAGTGAATCTTCTTGCGTGACAACTGTGCCGGCATTAGTTGTGAACTGGAATGCGTCACCCGCAGCGAAGAGCGACTGATAAGAGACAGCTCTTTCTTCGCCTCTTGGGTTGAACAGTCTTGACAGCATTATTGTTTATCTACTTTCTTTGACCGCTCCCAAGCCAAGGTGAAGGCAAGCAGAGATGCGCCCAAGAAGATTAGCCCAAGTGGGACTGCAATGTAAAATATGCCGAGCGCAATCATGAACACTGCGACAATTTCCAATAGAACTATGATCATGTCTCTCCTCACACTACGAAGAACCCTGGTTGCTGAACACTCTCGACCCGTCTCGTTGCACGATCCACTGCCATCGCCAATGCTATCGCAGCATCAATCTTGCGTTTTGATTTACCTTTAGACAATCTCCAACCCATGTCGGTTGACCGTTGCGCAGCCGACAACACCTGATCGGTGAACACAGGATCGCCGTTGTGTGCGAGCCGAGCGTTCACGATGAACTCGTAAAGAGTTCCGCAAGCAGGAACCATACGCGCAGTCGACTGCGAGAACTCAACCATCGTGAACCCTTCATCAGACATTGCTTCTGCAGAGCGTTGAAAGAACGCTGGGTCATAAGCAAACTCTTGCACTGTGAACTCGCGCCCAAGTTCGCGGATGTGTTGCTCGACTGCGGCCACATCCATCACACCGCCATCAGGATGCCAAATCTTCGCCCGAACAACAATCCGATCAGACTCCTGCGGTTGAGCAACCACGACCGCAATCGAGTCATGCTTCAACGCCATGTCAATGCCGACGAACACAGGAATGTTCGGATCAAGTTCATCATCGCTACGACACTGCTCCCATGCACCCTTCGGCAACCACGATTCACCATCGGTACGAACCCACTGATTCAACCTGAATCTTCGGTAAGAAACTTCGGCTGTCTGCATCATGGAGACTTCCATGTCACCGATATCAAGCAGACCTTCTGCAAGGTTAGGGTTCGCGGCGACCCATGCGTCGCGATCGTGAATGTCGCAGTCGGCTGGTGCTTCCCACCACCAGAAGCCAAATCGTTCGTCTTGTTTGCCGCCTGAGATGATTTCTTTGCCGTAGTTGTAAAGACGACCGCACACGGTGTCTAGGTCAAAGCCTGCGGTTGAGATGGCGACAATCATCGGGTCTTTACGCGCACCAGAACCCAACGTGAGCGCATCCCACAAATCGTCATTCGGTTGAACGTGCAGCTCATCAAACACAACCGTGGACGGGTTAAGGCCCTGCTGCAACTTTGCGTCGCTCGATAGCACACGGTAGATCGCACCGGTTGACGGAACCTCGATGACGTCTCGATACACCTTGCAGATACCAGACAGGGCAGATGATTGTGTGACCTGCCATTTGGCTTCATTGAATACGACGCGGGCTTGTTGCCGGTCGCCTGCCGCCGAATAAACCTCAGCACCAGGCTCACCTTCGATCAATCCATACAGTGCGATCAGTGAACCGAGAAGCGACTTGCCGTTCTTCCGACCCAACCCGATCAGGCTGCGACGATATCGAAGCAACCCGTCAGGACGACGCTCATACAAATCGTTCAACAAATTGCGTTGCCAACCAGTCAACACCAAAGGCTTACCAGCAAGTTTGCCTTTGCTTACATGCAGAAAGGTTTCAGCAAAATCTGCTAACGAACCACCTTCAGATTGGTTGTATATCGACGACGTTCTCCATGTTGGATCGGTTGTCAGCCTTGCGTTTTCTAAACTCTTCAAGTTCATTCTTGATCTTCACCTCCACGAAACCCAACCTGGCACGATCCACGGGAGTGAAACCGAGCAGGGATAAACAATCTAACACCTGAGCATCAAGCGACCGAAGCGCGGCACGATCACGCCAATCATTCTGCTTCAACACACGCATCCGCAACGCGACACGCTCATCAATTTGCTCGGCCACCACCTGCAACAACTCGATATCCATCTGCGGACTAATCCAAGTAAACCCAACCGACCACACCCGCTCCCAAAACTGTTGCCCAGCAGGACCCAACGGACGGTGAGCAACAGGAGCGACAGGCGAAGTCGGGATCGCAATCGTCGTCTCAGGCAACGGACGTTTACCAGGATTACCAGCCCTACGCTTCTGCTCAACAGGCTTCGGAGGACGGCCGACAGGTTTAGGCATCAGCCGAGAAGTCGTGCGCTAAACCATCCGACTCCAACACCGGCAGCACACCAGTGTGCTTCTGGTATCGAGCACAAATCACATCAACATAGTGCGGATCAAGTTCCATTAGGTACGCGGTGCGGTTGGTTTCGTTTGCAGCTATAAGAGTTGAGCCAGAACCGCCGAACATATCGAGCACAATTTCTCCTTGATTGCTTGAGTTCTTTATTGCTCGAGTTATAAGTTCTATTGGCTTCATCGTTGGATGTTCAGCATTCCGTTTTGGACGATCAATTTCCCAGACAGTGTCTTGTTTTCTATCTGGTGGAGTTTGGTGAGCTGCACCTTCTTTCCAACCGTAGAAGATTGATTCGTGCTTGTAGTGGTAGTCAGCTCTGCCCATCACAAGTGTGTCCTTAACCCAAACGAGTGTGTGTCTCCATATTCCTAGATTGCTTAAAGGGATGCTGAATGCTTGAAAGATGTTGCCTGAAGGTGCTGCAACATACCAGCAACCTCCTTTCTTTGTTACTTCATGTCCGGCTTGAAATGCTTTAGTTAAAAATTCTTGAAGAGCATCTATATCCATGTCGTCGTTTTCAATTGTCAGTGCATCTTTAGTTTTGCCCACATAAGAAACTCCGTAAGGAGGGTCGGTCCAAACAAGATCGGCTTCTTTGCCTTGCATCAAAACAGCAAGTTGATCTTTCTCGGTTGAATCACCACACATAACTCGATGCTCACCGAGTAACCATATATTTCCTAACTTAGATATTGACGGAACCTTCTCAGGTACATCGTCAACGTCGACTGGCAGATCGCCTTGCATCCCGTCTAATAAATCTGACACCGACTTAGAATCCCAGCCAGTTGCTTCTAACAACTCAGGGTCAAGCGCACTGACTTCGCCGATCAACGCCGCCAACGCTTCCTCGTCATAGTCACCAAGTTCGGCAGTTCGATTATCGGCCAACGCAAAAGCCTTTGACATCGCATCATCGTCATCAACCCACACGACCGCAATCTCCGACCAACCTAAAGCCTGCGCCGCCTGCAAGGTGTGGTTACCGGCGATAACGACGCGGTCGGACTTGCGCACCACGATTGGTTTACGTTGCCCAAACCGCTCAAGACTGGCCTTCACCGCTTCGACATCGCCGCGACGCGGGTTGCCTGGTAAGAGTGAGAGTTGGTTGATTGGGCAGGCAAGTTGGAGCAGGTCTTTTTGGATCATGAGAAAGAGTCTAGTTTCGCGGTCGCTCGCGCCCGCC